TCGTGGACCTCACCACGGCTCCCACTGACCGGACGGCTCCCAGCAATGTGACCTGGTCGGACAACCGGCTGGACAACGTGGCTAACGCGCTCGATGCGTGGCCAGCTCAGGCTGAGGTCACCGTGGACGGCGTGCTCAAGGTGACCCCTGTCCCGGCCGAGCCCACCAGCGCCCTGATGACGTTCTCCGACACGGTCAACGTGGAACAGTTCAGCAGCGAGCTGTCCAGGGACGGCGCGTTCAATGCCGTGGTGGCCCGGGGTGCATACCCGGACACGGCTGGTGGGCTCGCTGGCCAGGAGATCGTGGCGACGGGCTATGACCTGGTGGCCACCTCGCCGTTTCGCTACGGCGGCCCGTTCAGCCCGTTCCTGGTGCCGTTTGGCTACGAGTCGCCGCTGATGACTGACCCCACGATGGTCCAGGCGGCCGCGAACACCAGGCTTCGGACTCTCCGCGGCACCAGCGGCCGCACAGTCTCGATCGACGCTGTCCCCCACCCGGCAATCAAGCTCGGCGATGCTGTGGCGGTCACCAGCGCACGCCTGGGCCTCTCTGGTGCCCTGGGTAGGGTCCAGGGCTACGGGCTCGGCCATCAGCCTGCTAACGCTCAGGCGCCCCTCACGGTGAGGCTCAAGGACTGATGGAGTGGTCAGGGCTGCGGGTCTCGCCCCGCACTAGCGTGATCAAGGGGATTGCCCAGGGCGCGGTGAGCGGCTCCGCAACGGTCAGCGTCAAGATCATGGGGACCGTCATTGTCTGCCGTGCTCTCCGCGGCATCACCACGGCCGCGGGTGACATCGTGGCGGGCGTCCGGGTGGGCGGCGAGATCCTGATCTTGGGCCGTATGCACGCCAGTGCACCCAGCGCCGCAGACGCCACGGGCTACCCGCCGTCACCAGAGGGCGCATCCCGCTCGGGTCAAAGCGTCTTCCTGCCAGTCGAGACCCGCTCGTATCACACGGGCCCAGGGCCCAACGCCTGGCGGTTTGACACAGACGATCTGCTCCAGAGTGAATGGGGCGGCGACCTGTTCACCGGCTGCGCGTTCTACGGCTCCGCCCCGCGGGCCCTGGCTGGTGCCGTGGTGACCCTGGCCCGGCTCAAGATGAAACGCGTGGCGGGCGGGGACAGCTCAGCCCGCAAACCTGAGTTCTATCGGATCGCGGAAAACACGCGGCCCAGCGGCGCCCCGACACGCACCGGCTCAGGCACCCTGGGCCCTAACCTGTCGGTTAATGAGGTGGACACGTTGACGCTTCCTAACGCGCTCGCTCAAGACATCGTGGACGGGCTGGCGGGTGGGATCGGTATATGGGTCTCCGATGATTCACAGCCCCACGTAAGGCTGGCGGGCCGCTCGCGCTACTCCTCCAGCATGGTGCTCACTCTCGATTGGACAAGGATCTCCTAATGCCCGGAACATCACCCGACAATCTGACTTACCCGGACGCCAGCGGCGGGACCTCCATCTGGCAGCATGTCCAGAACCTGGCTACCTCTGCCCAGGCCGCGCTTACCGCCCGCCATGACGTCTGGAATAACTGGCCGCTCGTGTGGGACACGGCCAGCGGCGGCGGCTTCCTCAGCGTGGGCGGCGCGGGCAGCAGTCAGGGTTTCTATCAGCAGTGCGGAAAGCTGGTCCATGCTGAATTCCGGGTTGAGTTGGCGTCTGGATTCTCGATCGACTCGGGCACGTTCCTCCTGGTGCTGCCTGTCCCCGCGTTCGTGTGGGGCGCTTCGGGTATCTCCGGGTGTATAGGCACCTGGACGGCCAGAGACGATTCGGCCAGTGGTGCCGCGGTCACGCCGCGCCATTACGGCGGCTCGCTCGGGCTCTGGGCTGCCGCGTCTGACCGCGTTCACTTCGCCGCCGCTGTGTCGCCATTCCCCAACACTGGCCCCACGAACTTCACGCCGCCCTATAGCCGCATTGACTCAAACGACCCGATCCCGTGGGCGGCCGGGGACGTTCTCGCGGGCAACCTGACTTACAGGGCAGCCTGATGAGCCCCACGTGGTGCCGGCTAGGCCGCAAGCTCCCCGGCTGGTGGTGCGCTCGTCCAGCGGGGCACGCTGGCTCGTGTGCCCTGTGGCCACGCTGGTGGAATCTCCCCGGCCGCCGGAGAATGCGCCCCCGTGTCTAAGGCGTGGGCTGGTGGCTCCACCGCAGCATGGCGCGGTGTTCGGCTCCTGGTGCTGCGCCGCGATCAGTACCGCTGCCAGATCCGGGGCCCGAAATGCACCACGCTGGCCACCCAGGCCGCGCACATAGTGCCCAAATCCCAAGGCGGGACCGATCACCCAGATAACGTCAGGGCAGCGTGTGCACCCTGCAACCTGTCCCACGTGGACGAAACAGCCGATCCAGAACCAAAGGGGCAATGGTAGTGAGTAACGATATGCGGGACCAGTTCAAGATCACGGGCGCTGACAAAGCGGGCCTGTGGATATTCGGCATCGCCGTGATCGTCCGTGCGGCCATGCAGTGGGCACCCCACGAGCCTGGCGCGATGATCGACTATGCGTGGATAACGAACTTTGCGGCTATCGCTGCTGGCTGGCTGTCGATCAGGTCACGCGTGGGCGACACCGCGAAAGTGACTGAGCGCGTGGAGACCCAAACCAATGGCCAGTTGGACGAGCGCATCGCGTCGATCGTCACTAGGGTCCTGGCCGAACAGACGAAACAGAAGGGCTATTGATCATGGGGCTGTACATCGACAATTACCGACCCTGGCCGGGCTGGGTGGTCAAGTCGAATGAGGAGATCGCGCACCGATTCAACACCCAGATAGGCACGTACCCTCACCACGCTCACAGCGACCCGGGGAAAGACACTGTCCCCTCTGGCGGGTACGCGGCAGACTTCTGGCTGTACGACAACAGCGCCGCTCACCATGATCAAGTCCTGGCCTGGTTCAAGATCAACGCCAAGCGCCTGGGCGCCACCTACATAATCACCAGACGGCGCATCTGGTCAGTCGCTCGGGCCGCTGAGGGCGTCCGCGAATACACCGGCTCCGACCCTCACACCGGGCACATTCACATCAGCTACGGAAGAGAGGCACCGGGCGCCGTGGACACCTCCACCTCAGTCAGGTCAGCATCGTTCAACATCCGCCACAAGACACCCCTTGACGTGGGCCCCAGGGCCTGGTCCGCTCGGCTCCCTCAGCTCGTGCGGGTAATCCGCGACGTGGCGCCCAGCGTGCTCGGGGTCCAGGAGTGTAACGACGCCCGCGCTACTGAGCTGACGCATGGGCTCGGGCCTAACTGGAATTTCTGGGGCTCGGGCACGGCCAAGATCATATGGAGGGCTGACAAGTGGGTGGCAATTGATCACCAGGAGTTCAAGCTCAAGAGCACCGCGCTGCCCGGCTTCCCGTCCACGCGGCCGCTGACGTGCGTCCGTCTCCAGTCGATCGCCACGGGCGCTGACTTCTGGGCGGTCGCCACTCACCTGGCCGTCAATATGCCCGGTGAAGCCAAGCTGCGCGAGGCCCAGGCCGTGGAGATCGTGGCCCACCTGGCCACGCTGCCCGAGCATGAGCGCGTGGTGATCTTCGGTGACCTGAACGACGCCCAGAAGGACCAGCTATTCAACGCTGGTGTCCGGAAGATCCTGGGCGCTGCTGGTTACCGCCACCTCAGGGACCGGCTCACGGATAACCAAATGGACGGAGACAGCCGCAACAGCCGCAACGGCTGGGGTGTCACCGGCCGCGAGGGGATCTGGATAGACGACGTCCTGACGAGCCCCGCCGTGACTCCGTACGCGGGCACTCTGGTGATCACCGGAACGCCTGAGTACGAGCCCCACGCCAGCGATCACAACCTGGTGCGCGCGTCGTTCAAGATCGACACACCGAAGCCCGACACGCCGTCAGTGACCTAGCGATCGCTGGGCTTTGATAATGTGCCCACAGCGAGATCAGGACCCCACATAGTTCACTGAAGCTGACCACGACTCAGCGTGTTTGCCATACCCTGACCCCGCCAGGGACCCCGCTCGATCGAGCAGGGCAGACACGGAGAGGAGTGGTCAGTGGACCATTCACAGCACAGTTGCCACGCCATGGGATGCGCGATGCTCCCGGGCACAGAAGGGCCCACGGCGGGCTCTGTAATCAGCGAGACCAGAGAGCCAAGCACCGTGGGCAGTGGGGCCAGCATAGCGATCCCCGCCACGGTGCTCTATTCACACCTCCGAAAGGTCACCATCCTCCTGGGAGAGGCCAAGCGCGTCCCTCTTGAGCTGATCACTCAGGTTGAGCTAGACGCCTGGGTGCTGAACCACATCGAGGCGATCGCGGAGGAGCTGCTGGCCTTGCTCCAGGCCTACCAGGACGCGGCATTCCTCGCGGAGCTGGGCGCCCGGCAAACCGAGACGCTAAGGATGCGTCTGACAGAACTTCGGGGGCCACGATGAGCATGGACATGCTATTTGGCGACGTCCCGGACTTCGACGGCGAGAGCTACGACCCCGAGCGTGATCATGACCGGCTGGCCAGCCACCTGGTCCGCGTCCACAAGCTGATGGAAGACGGCGAGTGGCGCACCCTGGAGGACATCCGCACGGCGCTCAACCTCCCACACGCGGACGTCTCGGCCCGGCTCAGGGACCTCCGCAAACGCAAGTTCGGCGGCCATACGGTGAGCCGCGTCTATCTCGCTGACGGCGTGTGGATGTACCGTTTCCGCCCCAACCCCAACCCAGAGGAGCCCCAAGAGTCATGATCGTTATCGAGCTGAAAAGCAGCGGCGCGTCCAAGATCATCGTGGACGGCCGGGACATCGCCAACTACGTGCGCAGCATCACCGTGCACCACTCCACGGACACCAAATACGTGGCAGGCCAGCGGGTCCCGGGGCCCAACATTCCGCAGGTGGACCTCACCCTGGTGGGCCCGATCTACGTGAGCGTGGACGGCAGGGTCAAGATCGGCGCCGAGCTGGATGAGGTGCACGGGTTCAAGAGAGAGGTACTGGACCAGCTCGTCCAGGGGTCGCCCAGCCTCCCCGTGGATGCTACCCCCGCCCAGGAAGACAACGCGTACGACGCTGGCTACCGCGATGAGTGAAAGCGGAGCACCCTACACCCCGCCACTGACAATCGGCCCTCGCGTTGGGCCATCGTGGGCGATCTACTTTCGGGGGTTCGAGTCCCTGATTAGGGCCGCTGGCCTACGGCTGGAGCCGTGGCAAAGACACGTTCTATTTCAACTGATCAGACTAGAGAGGGCACCCCGTTGAGCGAAGATCAAGAGGCCAGCACAATCCAGGCGATGGCCGCCGCCGAGCCCCACCCTGACTACCGACCAGAGGACCAGATCCCAGACTGCCCACGGTGTGGCCAGGAGCCTGCTGGTCCAGGCGGGACGTTCGGCCCGGTGTGCCACCACGAGATCCAGACCAAGGCGCGCACCCTGGGTATCAC